GTGTGCTTCACTGACTGCACGTACCAGAAGGTATCAAATTCACCATTATAATTGTCGACCTTGACGATGCCCCCCGGAACACACCCAGCAAGACCGAGCACCGTAGCGGTAGCGTAGTAGTCATACTTTTCCTTGGAGACGGAACTGATGCGGCGAGCGGCTTCCTCATAGTTGTCAACATACTCCGTCAGACGGTTGGGGTAACGGGCAACCCCATTGTGCTGAGCATCTACGGTTGTAGAACTGACGTCGTACGTACTGCCGTCCTCATTAACCACAGTAACTTTGTGCTCCTTATACTCACCGTCGATATGGCGACGAGAGAAGTTACCGTTGAACTCAATGATCTGTCCGGGAGACGGAGTGATGTCACCGCGTGTCTTTCGGTACGTAGTCAGTACATGGAATGACGTCTGGCGACTCTTTGCGTTATAGGGGTCATATACGTGCATATGGGTACCGTGGACGTTTACGGAGTACCCAAGAAACTTGGCGTAGCGCGTCAAGAACTGCCAGTCTGACTCATTGGTCTGTAGCAAGGATTCGTGTAATGCCCTGTCAGAGGGGACATCTAGACTAAATCCATACCGGGCACTAAGTTCCTTAGCGATTCCGCTTAGTCGATAATTGCTCCACGAATCACTACGAGAACCCCTCATACGATACGACGCCCCCATGCAAACGACTCTCACCGTCTGGAAGGGGCTGTTATTCAATAGACCGAAGCCCGTAAAGGACTCGGGGCGCACCTCTTCTACGTAGCCAACAAATCGATGAGAGAAGTTTCCTCCGGTATTGAACTCTACGTCGACTGGCTTGTCGTACATCTCAGTAATAGATCGTGGAGGAATACCAGCCAAGTCCATGACTAAGAGATCGTGGTTACTCTCCTCAAGAAGTAGTTCAATGCGCCCCACAGCAGTTGGGTCAAAAGAAGTGTTACCTACGACAATCTTCGTAGTAGGAGATACCCCATAGGGCTTCTTTGCAATCATACAGGAATCCTGAGGGTGTCCCCAGTACTTAAGTCAAGAGGAAACTTGATCTGTGGATTGAGGTCAGCGATCTCCCAATAACGCTCAGTAGTACCAAACAGGCGAGCGGAAATCGTCTCTAGGGTATCCCCCTCACGTATCGTGTATAGCGTGTACTGGGAAGAAGAGGGGACAGACCTCTCGGCAATTTGCTGACCGGCACTCCGGCTATACCTAGAACTACTGCTGTACAGTGCCATGGTGCATCACTCCTTAAAAAACGAAATCGTCCAGTCCTTCAAACAAGCCGTCTAACTGCGCTGCTAATTCTGCCGCTTGATCGGCCTGCACTTCCTCTAGAATGTCGTCGGTAACAGAACCCCAATCCAACTTAAGTTGCATAGCAGAAGAGTAGGAGTTTTCTACATGAGAGGGTGACTCCAACAATACCTGATCCGCTATTCCATATTCATCAATAAGCACGTAGTCGTTGACACGTAGAGGCCCAATAGCAGCGCCATCAATCTCCACTGTCACATCAAGGACGTACCTAATAAGGAACTTAAAAGTACTATTGTCTTCAGTGCCGAAGTCTGGATCGTTAGGGTCCTGTACGCCGATGTTGTACTCGGGATACTTATCTGCCAGATAGTCTTCTTGATCGTCTGGATTCTGGGTCTCTCTTGGAATAGACCTGTCGTAATAACCAAGGCCCTCATGAGCAAACACTCTACCGGTAAGTCCAGTCCTAAACAGGTTACCAAGTTCCTCTGCACCGGAAGAGAACACGTTAACCTCAACGTCTTCCCCGTCTTTATTCTTGAGATTTTCTAGGATTATGTGCGTGTCATCGATATGTCCAGAAATGACCTTGTGTACTACACTAAATACCCGAGTATTACCGCCTTGGTCTTCTATGGGTTCCGTAACAGCCGGAATGGTGCGGGTGGTGGAACTTGATTCCTCCAGACGCACCGCATTATAGAACTTCCGTAAGGCTTCCCGTCTGGGGGAATCACGATCTGGTGATAGGTGCATAGAGTTCTTGAAAGTGAAATTTGGGTACTTCTTAACGTCGTCATACAGTTTCTTTATGTTGGGGTCCTGAAACGCCTTATCTTGTATGCGCCATAGGTGCCCCTCGGCACTTACCGTGACACCTACTGTCCTACTCTCATTATCGATTAGGTTGATAAGTCTTGAACCTGAAACGGCGTTGGGAAACCCAACGACAAGATTGGTACGATCAGTACGTTCCTCTATCTTCTGCGAACCGCCTCCATACAAATCTTGATTAGACACTAAGGCAGGAAGCATTGATCCCTCTTTGTAGCCGTGAGTGCTTGCCCCCCACTCATTTGGCATGTAGTGCCTAAACCACTCTTTTCTATTTGCAAATTCATTTCCAACTAAAGCAATGTTTGCTGTACTTAAATCGGATTTAATGGCTTCCACGTACGCCTTCAGTAGATCAGGCTCAATATCTATATCCGCGAATGGGCTACCTGCTAATTCCTGATCTTCATAGTCGGCCAACACGTTAGTGAAGAACGTATCTTTCTTGGCGAATCCGATGTACTTGGCTTCAAACAGGATGTTCAACGTGGCCTGCATGGGCACCATGGCAGCATTGAACTTAGTGAAAGTGACAGTGACGTCTTTGACCAACCCCTCAACGATGTATAAAGACGAGAACACGATACGCACTGGAAGAGGAAGAAGGAAGGCCGTGTTACCTACGTTGTACTTTAAGAAGGTATCAGCATCCTCCATCTTGCTGGCCAACTGCTCCTCTGGGGACACAGTGCTCGTAGAGTCTTCACTTTGGGCAAGCGTTTGAGCGTTAATCTCCGCAGTGAGTCGACGTTCTAGAGTGTTTCTAGCAACATCTTTCATGGCCTCACTAAGACCGACACCGATAACGGAGAAAAAGACACCGATGTCATGGAGTACGCCAACGTGTTCGGGGGCGGCGTTCCACGGGTCCTCAGGATTCACCGGGGGTACACCAGCAGTTGGTTGGTTCAATTCCATAGACCTATCAAAGAATAGGTCGAAGTTGAACGTCACGTTACCGGGAATCGGCTGAGCGTACTGCCCCGGCTCCTGCTGTAGAAAGTTAAGAATAGTAGTGTTCTGGCTAACGCTCTGCACCAGATACTGAGGATTGAACTGGAAGGCGCACTTGGTCGTGGGTAGGCCCATCTTATTCTCGGGGGCCGTGATATTGCGGATATACCCACGCTTGAGTTCCTTAGTCCTAACGTCACCGTCTGATGAGATGGTCCTAACGGCGCGGCGAGGATATATAAACTTCTGATTATCAGTTTTTGTAGTGATGTTGTAGCCAGCGCCACCTGCGTCCGTGGAACTGCTAAACGCACCTTCACCGCCCGTACTAGATAGGTTCTGCCACTGGTCTGTTCTGTATGCCATTACGACGTCCTCAAGTTCATCATGTCTACTTCTTCCTTAATCAGACGACTTACCGTCTGAGCGATGTTACGTAGGTCGGGTGTGGACGGGGCGCCGTTGAAGTTGATGACTGGAGCCACGTTAATAGTAGGAGACGACGTGATATGTGTCGTGCTAGAGCGCCCCTGACGTGGTTGCGCCGTTGATGATCCACGAGACGGGGCAGCGAACATTGGGTCGCCAGCCTCAGACCCAGTACTGTACCCGGCGTTGGTAACAGCAGTAATAGCCTCCGCCATATTGGTGTTATATGTGTTTTCTTCGCCTTTGTACGCACCCCAGTCATAGAGGCTATTTCCACGTGCCGAGTACATCATAAACGCAGCGTTCATGTTGGTCTGGGGATCGTACAAAGCCTCGTTGTTTGAAATGCCGAACCATTCTCTACGTGAGGGTCCTAAGTTACCCAACATGTTGATCTGCATTAGGCCGTACGAGTCATCACCAGTAGATCGGTCTGGGTTGTAAGCACCAGTGTTCCAACCGCTTTCACGCTTAGAGATTGCAACTACTTTTACTAGGTCTTCACCACGGAACCCAGCATTGTAAGCGAGGTTGGCAACATCCTCACCTGTAAGTCTTTGCCCCCCACTGCTGGACGGTGGAATAGACGGAGCGCTATCTTTACCACTTCCCGGTGCCACCAAGGTGTCGTTCCAGCCACCAGAACCGGAGGCCATGAGGCGCGTTAGACCAAGATCACGAGCGGCGGTCATAGCCTCTTCGATAGTCATACCAGATGGGTTAAAAGTAGAACCAACTCCACCCATACTGACAGCAGACTGCATTAGGGCTGCTGTGTCGACACCACCCACAGTCGCTGTTTCGGCACCACCCACGTCGGACGCTCCATCAGACTCGCCCGAACTAGTGTCCGTAGCAGCGCTATCAGTAGGTTGATACGTTGACTGACCTCCTGTCATGCGGTCCCACTCGCTTCTATACCTTGGCACCTCTGTTGGCTGTACGTGCCACGGCTCGTCGTGACGCCAACCCTTAGCACGCCAGTTATTGAGACCAAAGCGGGCAGAGTTCTCCACGATCCACTTATAACTCCTACCGTCACCATCTTCAAAGATGTCAGCAGCCAGACCAGTCTCGTGCATGGAACGTCCGGGGGGCGCCGTGAAGGAGTATCCGGGCTTTGACTTCCAGTGTTTACCGTTCCACTCAACCTGAGAGTCTTCAGGACCGGTCTCCTGCATCTGAGCATAGAAAAGTCGTTCCTGATCCGCTGCGCTGCGGTAACCGCTGTTGATACCCACATTGGGGTTTTCGCGCATCATGCGGAGCAGTTTCTCTTTTAGGCGAGAATCCAGTTTAGTGAAGCGTGGCGTGTTCTTGAACTCGGACAGCGGAATACGAGCAGAGCCTCGGCCAGCGGAAGGCACCATAATTTCGCTATCACGAGAACCGTCGCTAGCGGGGGCGCCGCTGGAGTGGTCAGGGGCACCCTCTGCTGCCTCTTCCGGTGGGTCACCGAGCATGGCGCCACCGGCCAGTAGTAGACCTCCGACTGCGGCTACGCCGATACCCACACCAGTACCGCTAGACGCCAGCCCGCCAGCGACCATGGCACCGCCGATTCCCTTTAGAGCGCCTCCAAGCATCTGCTGCTTAGGACGAGTACTAATGCGGGCGCCAATAAGACCGCTCATAGTGTCTTCCAGAGACGCCATAGCCTTAATCAAGTCTTGGTTACTACGCTCTAAAGCCGCCATGTTGTCGATTTGGCGACGCATGAATTGCTCTTCACGCATGTCGCTGACACGTTGCGTTTCTTCTTGCTGAGTAGCAAGATTGTCCTCAATACCCATCAACTGTCGGTGCGACGCCTTTGACGGGTCGTACATTCCCCGCCCACCCTGCTCACGGAAAGCCATGTTCTGTTGGGCGTACTGGAGAATCTCGGTCTGCATCTCTTCGCCTAGACCGAGGTCGGCCATACGAGCGCGAGTCACAGAGCCGGGGGCCAGCGCTCCCCGCATAACGGTTTCGTCGTCTAGCCCCATGCGGTCAACAATCTCTTGACGCATCTGCAAGGGGTCTTTCATGCC